CCGACCAGGCTTACGGAACAACCGCCTCTGCGGTGGCAGTCGTTGCCGGGAACAAGGTCACATCCATCACCGTGACCAACGCGGGTTCCGGTTATACGTCCGCACCGACTGTAACGATATCCGGCGGCGGTGGATCCAGTGCAACCGCTACGGCCAATATCACCGGTCTTTCTCCTGCCGGTCTTCGCCTGATCCGCCAGTTCACCAACCGGCTCTTTGCCGTCGGGACGGGCGACGGCCGAAACACGCTTTACGCCTCCGACATTCTGGATGCCGAGATTTGGCGCCCCACCAACTCCATCATTGTCGGCGGCGACGACGGTCAGGACATTGTGGCCATCCAGCCCTTCTTTAATTACGAAATGATCGTCTTCAAACCAAGCAAGATTTACATTGTCACGGCTGACCCGACCGCAACCACGGCTGCCGGGTGGACGGTGCGGCTGGTCAACGACAGGATAGGCTGCGTGGCTGGAGGATCGGTAGCCTACGCTGGTAAAGATGTTTTCTTTCTTGCCAACGACGGCATCAGGTCATTGGCGCGATCATTGGCGGACGATTACTTTGTCGTTGGCGTGCCTGTATCCGAGGCCATCAAGGATCTGATCGCAAGAATCAACCGCAATTTCCTTGGCAAGTGCGTTGGCCAGTTTCACAACAATAGGTACTACCTGTCAGTTCCACTGGACTCTGCGGTCGTCAACAGCCATACCATTGTCTACAACCTTCTTTTCAGCGCATTTGAGGGTTATTGGGGGATCGGGGCATCGGCCATGTATGAGACAAACTTCTCGGCTGGGTATAACACAACCGGTCCGAAACTGGCATTTGGCACGCCTGACAGCAAGGTCGGACACAGCTTTGATTACATCGACCCAGACGTGGCTGGAGACGGCGACACGCAATTCAAGGATTTCGGCACAAGCTACGACAGTTACCTTGTGACCAAGGCTTACGACTTTGATGACAGGATTTCCCAAAAGTACGGATCGCACTATGAGATCGAGTTTTATTACTCGACAGCCACGGGTTGCACCATATCCCTGAAACGTGAGACTGACTCCCAATATGTCACCGTCGGTACATCGGTGGATACGGCCACCCCTGGAGGGCTTACCCTGCCATTCACCCTTCCTGCCACCCTTTCCGCCCAGACCTCCAACCGCCGTGCCGACAGCCTTCGTAGCTACCAGAAGTGGCGCAATCTGAAGATGAAGGTTTCAGCCCCATCCAAAAAGCTTGCGGTGCGCTCGGTGCTATTGGCCGCCAACCCGGACACCATCGAGGTGCAAAAGAACATTTGATGACGGCAATGGAATTTATCGAGGCTTCCGGGGTGCCTGAGTCAACTTGGCCAACCTTCAGGGAATGGTATGGCTGGCACGCTGACCGTGGCTTGGTTGGTGTGGCCAAGGATGGTGAAGAGGTGGCAGGAGTGGCCATTGCCAGGTGCGTAAAGGGATTGGAAGTGCCTGAACCTTATGAACATGACGAGGCTGGCGAGAGTGTGTTTGTGGACTTGACTGTCACATCCATTGGTGGTATTACTACTGCCTTGAGTCGTAAGGCTCTAAAGTGCCTGCTGAGTATCCTTTGGGATAGATTCGGTCCGCGCAGGAGGATCACATTCAAGCGTAACGGCTTTTACAAGGAGTACGACTACTACAAATTTATGCGAAAGGCATTAAACTAATGGGCGGCGGACCATCCATCCCGGCACCTCCTCCTCCGCCAGATCCACTCAAGGCGGCGCAGGCCAACGATCTTTTCTATCGCTCATCCTTGGAAACCTACATCCAGAAGCAACCCGATGTGGCCGCGCTTGAGCAGAGGCTTCGCGAGAAGTATATGCCCCGCCAGCGCGAACTTGAACGCCAGATGTCAGCCCTTGACCTTCAGCGTTCCGCCCAGGCCCAGCTTCAGGTTGAGCGCGAACTAGGTCCGCAACGTTCCCTGGAGGCCATGCGCCGCCAGTTCGAAATGTCCCCTGAAGCCTTTGCCACCCAGCGTGCGCTTGGCCAGCAGGCCGCCACGCAGTTTGCCCGTATTTATGGATCTTCACCGATGGGAGCGGTTCCAGCTGAAGTCCAGCAGTCGGCTGGCGTAAGGCCGGTTGATTATTTGGGTGGATTACCAAGAACAGGGATTGTCTAATATGGCAGCAAAAACCAAGCCGCTTCCAGCCGATGTCGTAACCAAGCAGCAACAGTACGCTGATCTTGGCCTTGCCAATGCCGCCAGCTACACGACCGCAAATGCGCTTGATGCGGCTCTTGTAAAGGAAGTTTACAAGCTTGATCCTGCAAAATACACCGGCAAGAAGGGTGTTGTTAATGTTGCCGGAGCAAAGGCTGAATACGACTTCCAGCAGCCCAAGCTTTCCAAGCCAGCAACCGAACCAACCAGCTTTACGCAGGCCGTAAACAATTACGCCAATGCAATCAGGACGTTGCAGACGATTGGTGCCGACAATGTAAACAAGACCGATCTTGCCACGCTCAACTCTGTTGCAAGGTCGGTTCGTGATTTTGATTCCAAGGATCTGAGCGAAAACGCCAAGCTTATCATCTCCAATGTCGGAGATGCCGTTGATGCGATCAATGCAATCAACAACCAACGTCAGGCGATTGATACAAAAAAGAATTTAATCCAGAAAAAGGATGCCCAAGGAAACCCGCTGCCGAAAGGCACCAAGGTTGATGCGAAGGCCGAAACCGCAAAGCTTACCGTACTTCAGGACGAATATCAGCGTTTGGTAAATACAGCCAACCAGACTGCGCCCAAGCTTGAAGAATCCCTTACCCGCTTCGGCCTTTCCGACATTGCGCGTGGCATTGGACAGCCGATAGCCCAAGCCGCCAAGGTTGATACCGGGCTTGAGGCTTTGCGTGGCGAAAGATTGTTTGGTGTTGGTACAGGCACTTTTGGTGGTCGCCTAAATTCACAGATCACCGACGAGCAAATCCTTGGCGATATCAATACCGCCCGCCGCAACGAGTACAAGAGTCTTTACGACATTGGAACCGCCGCCGTCACCGACCTGCAAAGCCAGCTTTCCACGGCACAGGCGTTTCTTGCTGATCTGCCCACTGGCGACAGGCGCAGGACTGACGCGCAGAAAACCATCGACAATATCACCAAGGAGCTTTCTGACGCGCAAGCCGACACGCTTGAGGCACGCAATCTTTACGAAAACTACCAGCCGCTTTCTGGAAATCAGGCCACCACGGCACTGACACAGTTCCGTGAAAATCTAAGACTTCCAGAACAGCGCACACTTGACCAGATCAAGGAGATTGATCCAAATCTATTTAATCAGATTGAGGCTCTTTCGAAGCAATACGGCGAGCTTGCCACAACTCCGCTTGGTGCCACCACGGCGGAAAGCACCGAAGCCCTTCGCCGCCAGACCGAGGAGTCCATCGCCGCCCAGCTTCGCCTTGGATCGCAGTTGGGCGCGGAGGAGCAGCGTCAATACCAGCAGGCAGCCCGCGCCGCCCAGACCGCCCGTGGCAACATCTTCGGGGTTGCGCCTGCGGTCGAAGAAGCGGTCACAACGGGGCTGGCGGGAGAGCAACGGCTCGCTGCGCGTCTTGGCGCAGCCCAAGGGTTTTTGTCTTCAGGCCAAACCGTTACTGATGCGCTTGCCCGCGATGTCGGACTTCGCAACGCCCTGCAACAATCCCGCCTCGGCGCGGCAGCCGAGTTCGCCGCCGCCGGCCCTTCCGCCTATAACATGGCCAACCAGCGTGCCGCCCAGCAGCAGGCATTGTTGCAACAGTACGTTGGTGCAGCCACCCAGCAGGCAACCCCCGGCTTCCAGGCCACGCCGTCCCAGTTTAACCCCTACGCCTACGTCAACCCGAATGCCGGGTTCCTTGGGGCGCAGAATGCGGCGCAGATTTACAATACGCTTGCGGATTACCAGTCCTCAACTTATGGAGCGCAAATTGGAGCAATTTCTAGGCAGCCAAGCGGTGCTGAACAATTTGGTCAAATTGCAACTGGACTCAGCAATTTAATCAAGATATAAGGAGATTTATGGCAGTATTTGATTTACCAGCAATGATGGAGATGTTCAGACAAGATGAACTTCAGAAACAGGCGTTGGCAGAGGCTCAAAGAAAACAGGCCATGGAAGAACAACCCGATGTTGATTTTACATTTGAAAAAGGCGGTCTCAAAGTTAAGGGCAAACTGAAGGATCTTCCTCGACTAAGCCAAGACCCTGCGCTATCCCCATATCTTCAGGGAATTGGCAACACTCTTACAAACGAGCAGGCTTTGGATAACGAGGAAATTCAGGTTCAGCGCGAAGAACTTAATGATCGTCTTCGCAAAATTGCCTCAGACAAAATGAAGCAGGAGCTTGAGATCGCCAAGGGCGATACCCGCGCCTTCCGCGCCGAGCTTGGGCTTGGTGCCTTGGGCTTGAGAAAAAGATCCGACATTATGAAGGAACTTGAGGCCGAGCGCGGAGTGGTTCAAGGAAAGCTTGCAGAGCTATCTTTCGACCGTCAGGCTGGACAAATGGCGCAACCCGCAATGGAAGAGGTTGAGGCTGGCGCACCTATCGCCCCCGCCACGCAGCCGGTTCAGCCGGCGCAGGCTGTTGCAGAAACCGTGCCTTCCTTTAATTCCGCAGCCGAAGCGCGTGCGGCTGGCGTAAAGCCTGGTCAGACGGTAATCATCAAGGGTCAAAGAGGTACGCTTCAGCCGAAGCGATAAGTCATGGCCAGGGGCTTGAGGCAACCGGCCAGTGAGCCTGAACTTGAGTTCGTTCCAGAACAGGAACAGGATCTTGAATTTGTACCCGAAGCACAGGACGGCAATCTAACCAAGGCCCAATACATCGCATCCGGCGGGAAGCCGGAGGATGTGATTTCCCCTGAGCGCGAGGAAGTGCTTCGCGCAGAAACCCAAAGACAGCTTCAGGCTGGCGCAACACCCGAACAAGCCGCACAGGCAGCGGGTGAGGCGGTTGACGCAATGGGTGCAATCAAAAGACCTGACGGCACTATTGCCGAAGGATTCAAGCCAACCGAACAGGCACTGGCCGAAGGCATTATTGAAAAACCTGCAATCCCAGCCGTAAGGGAGGCGCAAAAGCTTGGCATCGAAACCGTGTCGTCAGGCACCGACAAAGACACGGGCGGTGGATTTGCTATCGGCAAAGACAAGAATGGTAAACTTGTCCGCATCGAATCATCCCCGCAAGGCGAGATTGATGTGTTCGAGATTGAGGAACAGCCGTCCATGCTTGGCGCAATCGGAAGGACGCTGGCACGGGAGGTTCTGCCGACTACGGCTGGCGGGGCAGCCGCAAGGGCAGGATTTGCGTTAACACCTGGGCCGCTACCGGCAAGGATTGCGGGTGGACTTGTGGCTGGCACGGCGGCATACCTTGGAGCAGAGAAGGCGCAGAGAGCGGCTCTTGGCGCAACTCTTGGGCCGGAACGAATCGCAAGGGTTGAGGAAGTTTTACAGAAAGACATTGAGCAGTATCCCATTGCCACAACCGCAGCCTCAATCCTGACACCCACACTTGGAGGTGTCGCAGGATTGGCAAAACCGGCCATTCAGGCATTCCGTGGGGCCGGGGCAAAGGCAGTCACTGGGGCGGCAGAAGCAGTTCCTGCCGCAGTTGCAAGACCAGCCGCAGAGGTGGCACAGGCCGCACCTGCGGCGGTTGAGGCTGCGCCTGCCGTTGCAGAAGCTGTGGCAAAACAACCGCCAATAAAGCTTCCAGAGGAAACCGCGCAGACGGGAGTTAGGGCTGTCGGAAAGAGGCTAGTAAAAGACCCGTTGCTTGATCGCGGAGTGCGCGAGAGATTGGCACAGAGTGAAGATATTCAGTACGGCAAGTTTAAGCAAAAGGCATTTGAGGAAGCGATGGCGGCAGCCGATAGGGCTGATGTAGAAAGACTTGCCCTAGAGGGAACAGAGCCTCAAAAGATTGTTGCCAAGGCCGAGTTGATTAACCGGGCTGCCGCAACCGGAAGCGTTGAAGAACTTGAAAAGTCTGTCGGAAGATTTTTAAGAGAGGCAAATGCAACTGAAGCCGGACAGATTGTGGCTGCCACAAGAGCGTTAAGAAGCACAAACCCGCAGGGGTATTTTTATTCATTGGTTGGTGCGCTTGAAAAGGCAAACCGAAGGCTGACACCGGAATTATTGTCGCAAGGCAGAAAGCTTTTTGCCGTCAAGACACGGCTGCAAACAAGGTTTGACGAACTTGCAAACAAGGCAAGGCAGACACTGGATGATGCCGATATCCTAAAGGCGACAAGGGCGGAAAAAGTTTTGCAGGAAAGTTTGTTTAGGTTGCAGAATTTTGAAAGCAGGCTTATCCCAAAGAAGTTTTTTGGCGAAACCCTGCCGACCGTAATTCAGGGAAATCTTCTTGCCCCTCTTTCCATTGCAACAAACTTGTGGAGCAATGCGGTCAGCGCATTGCCTCGCATACTTACAAGACAGGGAGCTTTTGTCAGCCAAGAAGTAACCAGGGCATTCCAAGGTCTTTTCGGTGCAAAGCTTGGACCAAGGCAAATATCCTCTCCAATATCATTGGCTGGAACCAGAAGGATTGGGGAAAGCCTCAAAGCATTGGGGCGCGGTACGGCTGAAGGAGTGGTTGGCTTGCGCCGTGGTATCAGTGCGGAAGGATTGCTGGCAGGTGAGAGGATTCGAGGATTTCAACCCATCCAGGCATTTAAGCAGTTCTGGACCGGGGCCGGATTGGCCAAGCCTGTGCAGACAGGATGGAAAGGTCTTGGCGCAAACATACTTGACCGGGCAAGACTTGCCGCAGAAGCATCCTTGGGCGCGCCGCCAGAAACCATGTTGCGCTTGCTTCAACTTGGCGATACTCCGTTCAGGCGCATGGCGCAAGCCAGACTTCTTTCCGAGTCGGCACAGCTTGCAGGAAAGACAGGCAAGGCAGTGTCAGTTGCCACAAGACTTCCAACCGGTAGAGAACTTGCCAAGATTGAGGAAGAGGCAGCGCAGGCCGTGTTCCAGCAAGATACGCCACTAGCCAGGGCAGCTCTTAGTGCGGCAAATATGTTTGGACTTGGAACAAAATTTGGTCCGGCAAGGCTTCTTGGAAAGACGATTATTCCTTATGCCAAGACTCCAGCCAACGTGATTGATGAGATGCTGGACTATTCGCTTCCTGGGTGGGCTTTTGCAACAAAGGGAATACCGGCAATGTATGCTAAAAATACAAGAGAGGCTCAAATGGCCATTGGGAAAACTCTGACAAGCATTACAATAGGTGCGGCTGCAAAAGTTCTTTCAGATAAAGGAATTATTGGAGGAAGGGCGGAAGGGACGGAGAAGGCTAGAGACATACAATACAAAGCACTTCCACCAAGAACCATAAATATAAGTGCGCTGAATAGATTTGCCGAAGGCGAATCAACCGAACTCCAGCCGGGAGACAGGGTGATTAACCTTGAGAAGCTTGGTATTGTTGGAGGGATGATTGCCACTTGGGATGCCGCAAGCAAGGCGACCGAGGGCGGTGATTTTATCAGCCCTGAATTTGTGACCGCATTGGTGCCGGAAACGCTATCCTTCGCCATGAACCAGAGTTTCCTTAAGGGTACAAACAGCCTGCTTTCCGCCATGCTGGATGGACAAGGATCAACGATGGACAACTGGATCGCAAACTATTTTGGAACTGTGTCATCCATTCCATTCCCAAATACGCTTTCAGCAGTATCAAGGGCCATGCGGGAATCCCTACCGGACAAGATCCAGGTAAAGGACATTCAGGGTGAGTTTCCGGAAAGCACATTGAATTTGTTTGGAGAAGTTCTCAAAAGAAGGCTACCGGGTGCAGATGAGGATTTGCCGAGAAGGATAGATGTTTGGGGCAGAGAGATTCCGCAGACCCCCGAAGGCGCAGATCCAATTGCCTACAACTTTCTTGATGTGACCAAGGGGCGCACCGCGACCTACGACCCGATCACCATCGAGATATACAGATTGTTCAAGGAAACCGAAGATGGAGATGTCATCCCGCCAAAGCCACAAAGAAACTTCACCATCGACAATGTTAAATACAGGCTTTCGCCTGAGCTTTATGAGGAGTATTCCAAGGTGCGTGGTCGGGCAAACCGCAGGGCGGCAGGGGAGCTTTTCAAAAGTAAGGAGTTTAGGTCGCTGACAAGGGAGGAAAAGGTGGTTGCAATCCGCAATGCCTATGCCCAAGTAGGTGACGATGCCAGAATCCAGTTCCTGCAAAAGAACAGGCGTAGGATTATGAGAGGAGAGAAGCAATGAAATTTAGTGTAAACGCATCCTCCAGCCGAGAACTTCGCAATGACATGGTTTCCAGAGAGCTTACCGGATCTCCATACACAGCCGTTCCAGAAGAGATAAGGCGTAGTTATCCCATCGAAACAAAGGCAAAGGAGCAGCCCATAAGGCAGGAACAGGTTGTGGCAGAACCTGAATTTGAATTTGTACCGGAGAAAACATCCATGACAACCCAACCCTCACAAGACCCGCTTCAACTTGCAGCCCTCAAGACGGTTGATTTTGAATCCAGGAAAGACAAACAGGGAAATCTTCAGGTCTATAAATTGCCAGCCGGTGACATGGGTGGTAACTTTGAGGTGGCCGGAATCAACGACCGTTATCATCCTGAAGCCTTCAAGAGAATCTCGTCGCTCCCGGCGCAGGAAAGAGCGGGAGCAGCAGCGCAATATATCAAAGAATACACATCCCCGCTCGTCTCAAAACTGCCCAACGCCATCCAGCCATTCGCGCAGGATCTCGCGTTTAATCGAGGGATGGGCGGCGCAACGAAATATATCCAGCAAGGATTAAACTCGCTTGGCGTGAATGTGTCCGTGGATGGAAGGCTTGGGCCGCAAACCTTGGCTGCCATCAACAGGGTTCAGCCCCAAGCCCTGATGCGTGCTGCAAGCGATGCACAGCTTCAGGATGAATATAAGATGGCCAATAGGAACCCGGCCAGAAAGCCACTTCTGCGCGGGCTTGAGAACAGAATAAGAAATAGGCTGGCTATTCTTGGCTCTGCCTAGTCTTTGTCTTTTGATGATCCGACAAATACAGCACCCTCATTCATATAGGCAGATCCTGCCTTTATGGTAGCAGATGTGCCATAAAAAAAGTTTCCAGATTTTGATATAAATGTTCCGTCTTTGCCAACAAAGCTTTTGCCAGATTTGTAATAAAATCCATCAGTTGAAATTATTGATCTGCCAGATGAGGATGAGTACACCATTCCGCCATCCTCTGATATTACGCAACCTCTGCCGGACGAAAATCCGTTCTTTTTGATGACAGCACCAGCAAAGTCATCGGAGTCATCCTCCCCCATCACCGGTGCCACCAGCACCGCCATTAGGAATAGTATTGCTTTCATGCGTAAAAACTCCAGCATCTGCGCCGCCTAGTCAAGCATGAAATTATCCGCCAGACAAATAGGTGCAGTCGGCGTGGCCCGTGTGGCCGGTGCGCTGTTTCGCAACGGGTATAGCGTGCTGACCCCGATGGAGGATTTTTCCAGCTACGACCTGGTGGCCGAGCGTAACGGAAAGTTTCACCGCATCCAGATTAAGACCACCAGCAAGCCGGAACACGACAAGCTTCATTATCGTTTTATGACAAGTTCCGGGCATCAGGGCAAAGTGATGTACACCAAGGCCAAGGTTGATTATATTATTTGCTGGGCGATGGATGAGGATTTATTCTGGATTCTAAAGCCGCATGAATGTCGCTCCACCACCAAGAAATTTTACCCAAAGTCAGGCTCATCATGGCGAATCATAAACGACCTCTGACCCCCAAGCAGGCTTGGCGGCTGTTTGAGGATGCCATTAGGGATACTAATGATATTGAAAAGGCTGCCGAATGGATACGCAGGCACCCCCAGGTTGCCAAGAAGATGACCGGTGCGGGGTTATTAGCCTGCTTTGACGAGGACATAAAAAAGTATTGACTCAATTTTGACACGCCCACAATGTGGGGCATGGCAATCAATTCAAGACGCAAAGGCGCGGCAGGCGAGCGGGAGTTTGCCTCTTACCTAAGAGAGCAAGGCTGGCAGAAAGCACGGCGCACCCAACAATACGCCGGTGATCCCGAGGGCGGTTCCGGGGATGTGGTCTGCGCGAACTTTCCATTTCACTGCGAGGTCAAGCGTTGCCAGCAGATAAAGCCTGAGCAATGGATGGCGCAGGCCAAAGGCGATGCGCCGGAGGGCAAGATCCCGGCGGTGTTCTTTCGCCGCAACGGAGAGAAGAAATGGCTGGCCATCATCGAGGCCGACGACCTTTGCGAAATCGCCCGTCATATTGCCCCTCCTAATTTCACGGTCGATGTGGTGCATACCGCACCAGTTGCCACGACCGTAGCCCAAGGATTTGTAATGCCTTCCACCCCACTAAACCCAAACCAAATATAGAAAGGTAAAATAACATGAGCCTAACCATCAGCGAAACATCCAAAAACACGGAACGTCAGTTGCCCGAAGCCGGAGCGACCGTGGGCGTTCTATTCAGCCTAGTCGATCTCGGAACCCAAGAAGTGACCTGGGACGGAGAGACCAAGTGGACCCCCAAACTCCGCCTGGCTTTCGAGTTGCCCGAACAGGTGATCGAAGGCGAGGTGACGGAGAACGGCAAGACGACCAAGGTGACGAAGCCGATGGTCGTTTCCATCGAACTCACCCGCAGCCTTGGCGAGCGTGCTACCCTGCGGAAGCACCTTGAAACCTGGCGCGGTCAGGCGTTCACCAGCAAGGAGCTTGCCAGCTTCAGCCTCAAGAACCTTCTGGGCAAGGCTTGCTTGCTGACCTTGGTTCACAAGACCAGCCAGGCCGGGCGCAACTACTGCGCGATCCAAGGCATCGCCAAGTTGCCCAAGTCGATGAAGGCTCCGGCCACCACCCAGAACAGCCAGGTGTTCTACGAGATCGAGCAGGGTGAGGGCGGTCAGTTCAGCGAACTGCCGGAATGGTTGCAGGAAAAGATCCGGGCAAGCAAGGAGTTGTCAGGTGCGTCTTCGGCACCGCAGGCTAAAGCTGCCACCAGCACTGACGCAGACGGCAACCCGATGCCGTTCTAATCAGATGGCTCTTACTCTCACGCAGAAAGAGCCATCGACCGCTAAACTCGTTCAAACCGAGTCCAGCGGCCATTGGTACACACGGGAAGGCGAGTCAGCCCACGTTGTCATTGGAAAGAACGGCAACGAGCGTAACACCACGGTTACGGACGCACGCAAGATGGGCTTGCTCCCATCGGTCACAAGCGTCTTGGGCATCATGGACAAGCCGCAACTCACAGCATGGAAGATCGAGCAGGCCATCATGTCCTCGCTCACGCTTCCAAAGGAGGACGGTGAAACACTCGAAGAGTATGCGAAGCGGGTCGTCAAGGACTCGAAACAATCCACAACCAAAGCGGCGGAACACGGCACGAAAATGCACGAACAAATGGAGCATATCCTACTTGGACGTGATTGTTCCAAAGACCCGGAACTCCAGCCGTATATCAAGACGTTTAGAGAGTGGGCTGAAGACAATATCGAAAGAACCTATTGGTGCGAAAAGGCACTGGTTGGTGCTGGTTACGCTGGACGATGCGATGCCTACGTCAAGCTGAAGGGAATGGGTGACGCAATCATCGACCTTAAGAACCGCAAGGTAAATCCGAAGTACGACCCGTTCTACGATAGCGACTGCGCCCAACTTTGGGCCTACCGCATCGCCTCGGATAACCCAAAAGCTGCGTGCGTCTCGGTGGTCCTGGCGGCCAACGATCCAGAAACGCTGGTTATCCACCAGTGGAGCGAGGAGGAACTGCACGAAGCCGGAATCGCCTTCAGTGCCATGCTCAAGGTCTGGGCGTGGTCAAAGAAGTACAACCCACCTGGGATGAAACTATGAAGCCACCCACCATCGAGGAACTTGGCAAAGCCGCCGAGGACATAACGTGGCGCGTTATGGGCAAAGGCTCGGAGAAATCCGCCTACGGAGAATGGTTTCATGTTGACAAGCCGGTGCATGATTACCATATAGGTCGTGCTATGCGTCACTTGTCCACGGCCATGTTGCAGTTGCAGAAGTCAACGCCTTGCCCGGACAACAACGGTGAAACGGCTGCGGATCACCTCGAAAGGGCGTTGGTCCGCGCCTTGTTTGCCTGGGCGCAAATCAAAAAGGAAGTACCACGACTATGAAGAAAATAGAGGACATCAAAGTAACATTCATCTGGGGAGGACGCGAGGTCACGGCATGGGGCGATTGCGATTACAAGACGCACCGCATTGACATCGGTCCGCAGGGCTACCGAGAACACGTCATGGCAGACGTGCCTTACGATATGTCAATCTCGCGCATCACGGTTTGCCACGGTGACGCAGACATCGCCAACCCCGAGCCGGAACTGCTGGAATTTGCCGAGCAGCTTCTCATGGAGGAAGCCGACGAACAACTTTGCGAGGTGGCATGAAGAAAGTTGTAGTCACGCAGGCTTTCGGGGACGATTGGCTGGAGGTTCTCAAGCTGACCAAGCCGCGCATGGAGGAGTATTGCCGCAGGCACGAACAGGACTTTATCTCCATCGAGAAGCCGCTGGCGCACCCTGTCCAGTACAGCAAGCTTATCATCC